ATCATCGACCCGCTGCTCGACTCGTCGTACAAGGTGATCGCCGCGGACGCGGCGGGGAACCTGGGGCAGAACCCGCATGGGATCCTCTTCGATGAGGTGATCGCCCAGCCGTCCCGGGAGCTGTGGGATGCGCTGAAGACCGGCATGGGGAAACGGGACCAGCCGCTGATGGTGGCGGCCACCACCGCCGGCAACGACCCGGCGTCGTTCGCGGCGTCGGAGCATGCGTACTGCGAGCAGGTGGCGGCCGACCCGAGCATGGACCCGTCCCGGTTCGTCTACATGCGGAACACCCCCACCGATGCCGACCCGTTCGACGAGGCGAACTGGGCCCACGCCAACCCGGCGTTGGGTGACTTCTTGTCGTTGCAGGTGCTCCGGGACGAGGCCCGGGAGGCGAGGGCGAACCCGGCGACGGAGAACACGTTCCGGCAGTTCCGCCTGAACCAGTGGGTGTCGTCGGCGACGCGGTGGTTGAGCTCGGCGACGTGGAAGGAGAACGGGGGGCTGGTGGTGGAGGACCAGCTGGTGGGCCGGGCCTGTTTCGCCGGTCTCGACCTGGCGTCCACGTCGGACTTCGCGGCGTGGGTGATGGTGTTCCCGACCGAGCCCGAGGGGTTCGAGGTGGTGTGCCGCTTCTGGCTTCCTCGGGCGGCGGTGGAGCGGCGGAAGCCGATGCGGGATCAGCTGCGCCGCTGGGAGCGGGACGGGTGGCTGACGGTGACCGACGGGGACGTGATCGACTACGACCGGGTTCGGGCGGACATCGAGGGGGACGCCGGCCGGTTCGTGGTCAAGGAGTTCGCCTACGACCGGTGGAACGCCACCCAGTTGGTGCTCAACCTGACCGACGGTGGGCTGACGGGCTATCCGGTGGCGCAGACCACGGCGGCGTTGAACGCACCGTCGAAGGAACTGGAGCGGCTGTTGGGGAAGGGCCTGTTGAACCACGGGGGGAACCCGATCCTGGCGTGGATGGCGGGGAACGCCATGGCCCGCACCGACTCGGACGGGAACCTGAAGCCGGACAAGAAGAAGTCGGCGGAGAAGATCGACGGGGTCGTGGCGTTGGTGATGGCGTTGGCGGCGGCGATGCGCCCGAAGGATGAGGACCTGGAGGTCGAGCCGATGGCGGTGTGGCGCTGACCGTGGCGGTGGTGCTGGCGGTGGTTGGGGTGGTGCTCGTGTCGTGTGGGTTCGGTCTGTGGTCAGTGCCGGCCGGGTTGGTGGTGGCCGGGGTGCAGTGCATCGGAGCGGCGTATGTGGCGGGCTACCTGAAGGTGAGAACGCATGAAGCTCCTTGACGCGCTGGTCCGCCCCGCCGTCCCTGGGCCCGGGGCCAGTGCCCGGTTCACCTTCGATGACTGGGTGCAGTGGTTCACGTTCGGTGGCCACACCTACGGGGGGATCCCCGGCCTGTCGACCACGATGGGCAACGAGCGGGCCGAGTCGATCGAGGCGAACTTCGCTGGCATGTGCGAGGGGGCCTTCAAAGCGAACGGGGTGGTGTTCGGCTGCGAACAGATCCGCCTCGCCACCTTCTCGGAGGCCCGGTTCCAGTTCCGGCCACTGCGGGCCGGCCGCCCCGGGGACCTGTTCGGGACGGCGGCGCTCGCCATCCTCGAGCAGCCGTGGGCGGGGGGCACCACCGGCGACCTGCTCACCCGGATGCTGCTCCACGCCGACCTGGCCGGCAACGCCTACGACACGGTCCTCGACGGGGAAATCGTGCGGCTCCGCCCCGACTGGGTGGACATCCTGTTGGAGCGCCGCACCGCCAACATCGGCGTGGACGGCGCCCTGGCCGGCGTCGGATTCAAGCGGGTCGGCTACGCCTACTACGAGGGGGGAAACCGGGGGGCGAAACCAGCGGTGTTCCTCCCCACCGAGGTGTGCCATTTCGCTCCGATGCCGGACCCGATGGCGAGCTACCGGGGGATGGCGTGGCTGACGCCGGTGATCCGGGAGATCCAGTCGGACGGGATGTTCACCCGCCACAAGATCCGGTTCATGGAGAACTCGGCCACCCCGAACCTGGCGGTGTCGTTCCCTAAGGAGGTCAACCGCCCCGAGTTCGAGGCATTCATGGAGGCGATGGACCGCGCCCACCAGGGCGCCGACAAGGCGGGGAAGACGCTCTACACCGCCGGTGGCGCCGACGTGACGGTGATCGGCTCCGGCCTCGACAAGCTCGACCTGAAAAACGTGCAGGGCGCCGGCGAGACCCGCATCGCCATGGCCGCCGGGGTCCACCCGGTAATCGCCGGTCTCTCCGAGGGGCTGGCGGGGTCGTCGCTCAACGCCGGGAACTTCTCCGCAGCACGGCGCCGATACGCCGACATCACCATGCGGCCCCTGTGGCGCAACGTGTCCGGGTCGCTCGCCACCCTCGTCACCCCGCCAGCGTCGTCGGAGCTGTGGATCGACGAGCGGGACATCTCCTTCCTCCGCGAGGACGAAGGCGACGCCGCCAACATCCAGAACGTCCGGGCCCAGACCATCACCGCCCTGATCCGCGAGGGCTTCACCGCCGAGTCGGCCATCAAGGCCGTCGACAACGACGACTTCCGTCTGCTGGTCCACACCGGCCTCGTGTCGGTGCAGCTCCAACCGCCCGGCCAAGCGCCGGCAGCGACACCCGCAGCCTGATCACACCAGGAGGGCCCCGATGACGATCCACATGTTGCGCGACAACCTGTTTCGGGGCCTACTGGAGCCCCCGGTCCTCCGCGCCGCCGACGAGACCGACCCCGGCGACGCCCCGGCACCGTCGCTGATGTACGGCCACTTCACCGTGTTCGATACGTGGTCGGAGATCGATTCGTTCTGGGAGGGCCAGTTCCTCGAGCGGATCGCCAGGGGCTCGTTCAAGAAGACGATCCGGGACAACCGCGCCGGGTTCCGCGTCCAGTACGACCACGGCTACGACACGTTCGTGGGCTCGGCGCCGCTGGGCCCGATCGAGGTGCTCCGCGAAGAGGACGAAGGTCCGTACTACGAGGTGCCGCTCCTCGACACCGACTACAACCGGGACCGGGTCCAGCCTCTCCTCAGTGGCCAGCTCATGAACGGCGACGCGACCGGTGAGAGCCTCCTCGGTGCCAGCTTCAGGTTCCGGGTCATCCGCGACGAGTGGAACGAGGAGCCCGACCCGTCGGACGACAACCCCAAGGGGCTCCCTGAACGGACCATCCGCGAAGTCGCCCTCTACGAGTTCGGGCCGGTGGTGTTCCCCGCCTACCCGACCGCGACCGCCAAGGTCCGGTCCCTGACCGACCATTACGAGGCGCTCCGCCTCGCCCGCCTCGGAACCTCGGCGCGGGCCATCCGACAGATCGCCGAGACGGCCGGCATCGCCACCGTCCCCGTCGAACCCGAATCGCCTGCGGCCGGCATCGCCACCTCAGGAGCTACCCCGGGGGAACGCGTCGCGTTCTTCCGATCACTCCTGATCCGAAAGGACACCGCAGCATGAACCTTGAGCAGCTCCGAGAACTCCTCGCCCAGACCGAGGCGAGGATGCACGAGATCCACACCGGCGCGATCGACCGCGCCCTCGACGAAACCGAGCAGACCGAGTGGGACGGCCTCGTCACCACCCTCGAGACCACCCGGGCGCAGATCGCCGGGATGGAGGCCCGCAACCGGGTGGCCGAGTCGATCAACCGGCCGGGTGGCACCGAGTCTGGCGACGGCACCCGGGACGCCGGCCCGAACGTCAACCGTGAGCGGGACCCGATGGACGTGGTCGAGGACCGGGCGGCCACACCCCGCCAACTGGCCGACGCCGCCACCCGCGCCCTCGAGGGCAAGGTGGAGGACCCGGAGAACATGGCGCACGTCCGTGCCGTGCTCAAGCGCCACAGCCACGATCGGGACTGGGTCCGCAGCATGATCCTGCGGGCCAGCGACGACTACACCAACGCCTGGTGGAAGCTCATCAACGGCCGTGAGTTCACCCTCACCCCGGAGGAGCGGACCGCGCTCGGTGTGACCACCAACGCCAATGGCAAGTTCCTGCTGCCCACCCACCTCGACCCGACCATCATCCTGACGTCGGCGATGTCCACCAACGAGATCCGGAAGATCGCCCGGGTGGTCACCCTCACCGACGGCGCGCCCGCCTGGAACGGTGTCACCTCCGCCGGCGTCACGGCCTCCTGGGACGGTGAGCTCGTCGAAGTATCCGACGACACCCCGACGGTCGGCCAGCCGTCGATTGGCACCATCCGGGCGCAGGCCTTCGTCCAGGCGTCGATCTCCGCCGCCGAGGACATCGCCAACCTGGCCAACGACCTGCTGATGATGTTCAACGATGCCAAGGAACGCCTCGAGGGCGCGGCCCACGCCACCGGCGCCGGCACCACCGAACCCAAGGGGGTGTTCACCGCCGTGGCGGCGGTCACCGCCTCGAGGGTGGTGTCGACCACGGCGGCCACCATCGGCCTGGTCGACATCCACGCCGCCTACCGGGGTGTGCCCGTCCGCTACCGGAACCGGGCCACCTGGGTGGCGAACCCGCTGTACACCCTCGCCGTGAAGGCGCTGGGCACGGCCATCTCCGCCAGCTATTCCGGCGACCTGCGGGAACCGGTGGCGGGCCGGATCCTCGGCAAGCCACTGGTCGAGTCCGACGACGCCCCGACTACCCAGACGACCACCGCCCTCGACTCCGAGATCCTCGTCGGGGATTTCGGGCAGTACGTGATCGTGGACCGGCCAGGCGACATGGCCGTCGAGTTCATCCCCCATCTGTTCAACACGGCCAACAACCTGCCCGACGGGCGGCGAGGCTGGTACGCCACGTGGCGGAACGGCGGCGACGTCACCAACGCCGACGCCTTCCGGCTCATCGTCGACAAGACCTCGGCGTAGTTCCACCTCGGCTCGGCGCGGTCGTTGGGGGGCGGCCGCGCTGGGCCCTCAAACCATGGAGGTGCGCGATGCCGCATCCGAGTGAACCCGTTGTCGTCCGCCACCCCGACGGTGGGATGCTCACCGTCCTCGACCCCGCCCTCGACTACGACCCGGGCGACCCCCTCGTCAAGGCGTATCCGTGGGCGTTCGAGCCTCGCGACACCAGCCCCGGGGTCATCGAGTCGATGCCGATCGAGCAGGCCACCGCCGCCCCGGGCGAGAAGCGCACCGCCCGCCGGCCCAGGAAGACGGCGTGAACGTAGTCGCCGAATCGACGTGGACGGCGCCGAGGACCGACTGTCCCCACCCCGAATGGTGGTCGTCCACCGACCCGCAGTCCACGGAGCTCGAGGTCAGTGAGCTGGTCGCCGCGTTCGTGCGGGCGTTGCAGCCGGAGTACGTGGTGGAGACTGGCACCTGCCTGGCGCAGACCGCCTACATCATCGGTCTGGCGCTCACGGCGAACGGGCACGGCCGTCTCGACACGTTGGAGACCGACCCGGAGCGGGCGGAATTCTCCCGGTCGCGGTGCACGGGGCTGCCGGTCACAGTCCACTGCGCATCCTCGCTGGATTTCACCCCGCCGGCTCCGGTCGGTTTCGCCTGGCTGGATTCGGAGACATGGCTGCGGATCCCCGAGTTCGAGCGGTTCCGGCCGCATGTCCTACCCGGCGCCATCGTCGGGTTCCACGACACCGCTCCCCACCACGGCCCCTGGGGGCGGGCGGTGGAGGCCCTCCCCGGTACCCGGGCGATCCGGCTGCGGACCCCTCGGGGGGTCACGTTCGTCGAGGTGATGGGGTGACGGGTCGCCGGCGCCGGTCGCCCCGCTCCGAGTCGTTCCGGCACAACAGTCAGATGCACCGACACTGGGTGTGCTTCAACAACCCGCGGGGCCGGTGGCAAGCGGAGCGGAAGAGCCGGCACCGGGGGCGGACGTGAAGCCGGGCACGGTCGCTGTCGGGTTCCTCGACCCGGGGGAGTGGTCGGCGTGTTTCGGCCTGTCGCTGCTCGAGTTGCTCCTCGCCGACGCCCACGGTCCCCGCCGCCTCGTGCCCAACGGGAAGCTGCTCCGGAAGCAGTCCTCCGCTGGCGGGCTGGTCGCCGCTCGCAACGAGGTGGCGATGCAGACCCTCGATGCCACCGAATGCGAATGGCTGTTCCTGGTCGACTCCGACATGGGGTTCGCTCCCGACACGGTCGAGCGGCTGGTGGCCGCCGCCGACCCCGAGGCCCGCCCCGTCGTCGGTGGCCTGTGTTTCAAGCTCCACAGCGACGGGCCCGGTGTCTTCCACGGCGAGAAGTACGTGATCCTCCCCACCGTCTTCGCCTGGGTGGAGGAGCCGCAGACGGTCGGGTTCGCCCCGCTGCGCAGCCTGCCCGACGACACGCTCCTCGAGGTGTCCGCCACCGGCGCTGCCTGCCTCCTCGTCCACCGGACCGTCCTCGAGAAGGTCCGGGCCCGCTACGGCGACCACTGGTTCGACCCCGTCACCCACCCGACCGGGCCCACCACGTTCTCCGAGGACCTGTCGTTCTGCGTCCGGCTCGCCGCCCTCGACATCCCCGTGTTCGTCCACACCGGGGTCGGCACCACCCACGACAAGGGCGGCGTGTTCCTCGACCGGGAAGCGTTCGACCGCCAGGGCCTCGATGCCGACCTGCGCCGCCACCCCGAGGTCATCCCAGCATGAGGGAGCCGCCATGGCCACGCTCGACTGGCTGAGTTCCGCCGAAGCGAAAGCGGCGTTGAACCTGGCCGGTGTCACCACCTACGACGCCGAGATCGTCCCCTGGACAACCGCCGTCTCCCAACTGCTCGACAGCTACGTCGGGCCAGCGGTGGTCCGCACCGTCACCGACGAGGCCCACGACGGGAACTACCCATCGATCCGCACCCGCCTGTACCCAGTGACGTCGATCACCACCCTCACCGAATACGTGTCCACCACCGGCACGGTCCTCACCGCCGAAACCAACGCCAGCAAACCCGCCTCCGGGTATCTCGCCGAACGGTACGACCCGGCCCCCACCCTGTACTCCGGCCGCCTGTTCCGCCGCTCGAGCGGGTCGCCCACCTGCTTCCCGTGCGGCACCGGCAACATCGTGGTCACCTACGAGGCGGGCCGGTTCGCCAACACCGCCGCCGTCGACGAACGCTTCAAGTCGGCCGCCCGCCTCACCCTCCAGAACCTGTGGAACAGCCAGCGGCCGAACCTCGCCCAGATCGGCGAGTTCGAAATCCCCCAGTCGAACTGGCCGCGGTTCGCCGTCCCGAACGCCGTCCGGGAGATGCTCGCCGACGTGTGGCAGAAGGCGCCTCTCGGGGAGCTTCTGGTCGGATGACGCGTCCTGAGGTGCTGGCCATCTGCGGGCAGTGCGCGAAGGAGTTCAACGCCGCATCTGGCGCCCGCGGGCGGTTGAAGAAGTGGTGTTCGGCGGCATGCCGTAGCGCGGCGCAGTACTGGGCCAATCGGGACCGGTACGTGGTGGCGCGCCAGCGCCGGTCCGCTGCGAATCGGGAGAGTGAGCGCGCGAGAAAGCGGGTGTATGCGGCTGCCCATCGGAATCAGGAACGCGAGCGGGCCCGGAGTTGGCGGGAAGCGAATTCAGACCGGCACAAGGCGAACGTAATGAAGCGCCGAGCCATGCGACGGGGGGCGGCAGTCGGAGAACCGATCTCGCTGGAGGCGTTGTTTCAGCGGGACGGGCGACGGTGCCACATCTGCACGAGGTTAGTGAAGCGAGCGGATGCTTCGATGGATCACCTGATCCCGTTGTCGCTCGGCGGCGAGCATTCATGGGCGAACGTGGCGTTGGCGCATCTCGCCTGCAATAAGCAGCGTGGCGCGGGCCGGCTTCCAGCACAGCTGAGGCTCATCGGATGACGACGGGGACGTCGTTGGTCGCATTGAAACAGGCCATGGTGGCCGCTCTACGAGCACGACCTGGCCTGGCCGGGATCCAAATTCTCTACGCTCCGGACGACTTCGTCGCACCCGATGACCACGTCGAAGCCGAGGCGATCTGGTTCGGGGACACCGAGTGGCTCGAGTCGGAGATCCCAGTGATGAAGTCGGGGACGAAGAAGGTCGACGAAACCTACGGGCTCAGCTGGACGTTGCAGGTAGTCAAGGACGATGGCTCCTCCCAGGAGACCGCCGACCTGCGGGCCAAGGCACTGCTGGTCGAGCTCCAACAGGCCCTCGCCGAAGCCCCCGACATTTCCGCCGAGGTGTTCTGGGCGTTCCTCAAGGTGCGCCGCCACCTGACCGGCCAGATGGTCACCGGGCCCGGCCACGGTTCACGGTTCGAAGGTGTGATCGAGGTGCGGGCCCGGCTCGCCCCATGAGGAGGACAGAGATGCGACTCAAGTATGTCGGCCCGTGGGACGCCGTGGAGGTGCCCGAGCTCGGCCGGACCGTGGAGCAGGGCGAGATCGTCGAGGTCGACGAAGCCATCGGGAAACGGATGGCGGAATCGGACCTGTGGCAGGTCACCAGCCGCAGCACCAAGAAGGAGGACTAGGCCATGGCTCTCGCCTCAGGGCTCGGTGGGCAGCTCGGCATCAAGGCCGAATCCACCTATGGCACCTACATCGCCCCCGATCGGTTCTTCGAGTTCGTCTCCGAGTCCCTAGTGCTCGACCGGGACCGGATCGAGTCGGTGGGGATCGGCGCCGGCCGGCGTGTCCAGCGGCGGTGGGCGGCGGGGGTGCAACGGGTGACCGGTGACGTGGAGATGGAGATGGCCGCCCAGGGGTTCGGGATCTGGCTGACCCACATGTTCGGTTCGGTGGTCACCGCCGGCTCCAACCCCTACACCCACACCGCCACCCCCGGGGATCTCGCCGGCAAGTCCCTGACCGTCCAGGTGGGCCGTCCCGACATCGGGGGGACCGTCCGGGTGTTCAGCTACTTGGGCTGCAAGGTGGCGTCATGGGAGCTGGCGGCGGCGGTGAACGAGTACGCCAAGCTCACCGTGTCGCTGTACGGATCTCATGAGGACACTTCCCAGACCCTGGCGGTGGCGTCCTATCCGGCGACCCTGTCTCCGTTCACGTTCGTGCACGGGTCGGTATCGGTGGCCGGCTCCGCCTTCGACGTGAAGGAGTTCACCCTCTCGGCCGACAACGGCCTGGCCACGGACCGCCACTTCATCCGGACCACCACCCCCGAACGGCCCAAGGAACCCCTAGAGGCCAATTACCGCCAGTACACGGGGAACCTGACCGCCGACTTCACCGACCTCACCGCCTACAACAGATATGTGAACGGCACCGAGGCGGCCCTGGTGCTGACCTTCAATGCCGGGGCCAGTGCCATTCTGGCGGTGACCCTCAACGTCCGCTACGACGGGGAGACCCCCACGATCGGCGGACCCGAGCTGCTCGAGCAGTCCCTGCCGTTCAAGGCGATCTCGACCACATCCGACGCTGCCGCGGTCACCGCGGTGCTCACCAACGCCGACGCCGCCCCGTAGCCCCATGGCATCGAACCACCTGTCGGTCGAGGTGGAGAACCTGCGGGAGATCCAGCGGGCGATCCGCCAGGCCGGTGACACCGACCTCGGCCGGGAGCTGCGGGCGACGAACAAGACGGTGGCGCAGATTGTGGTCGACGCCGCCCTCCCGCATGTTCCCGTCCGGACCGGGAAGCTGCGGGCGTCGGTGAAGGCGTCGGCCACCCAGACCGCCGCCTACGGCAAGGCCGGCACCCCCGCCCGGGTGCCGTATGCGGCGGCGATCCACTGGGGGGAAGGCACCGGGAACGTCAACTTCAAGACGGGCGCCACCGTCGGTCGGCCCCTCCGGAACATCGAGGGCCGGCCGTTCCTGTGGGACGCCGCCGACCGGACCATCAACCGGGCGGTCCGCGAGTACGAGGAGGCGGTCCAGGACGTGTTCGACAAGGCGGTGAGGAACCGATGAACGACACCAACGGCGACGGCGCCTTCGTGGTCGACATCAACAAGCTCAAGCTGGGCGACCTCGAGGACCTCGCCGAGTTCATCGGCCCGGAACGGATGGCCCGCTTGACGAAGGGGGAGGCCGACCCCAAGACGCTGGTCGGCCTGGCGTGGATCGTGAAGCGCCAGACCATCCCCGGGTTCACCCTCGATGACGCCCGGGCCCTACCCCTGTCCGCCATTGCCCTGGTGGAAGACAGGAGCGGCGTGGACCCTACCGGCTCCGGCGACTCCGTGAGCTCGCCGCCTTCTGCCTCAACACCGGCATGACCGTCGCCGAAGCGCGGGCTCTCACCTACGAGGAGGTCCAGGCCTTCCTGTGGGTGCTGGCCAAGTGGGCGAAGGAGCGCAAGTAGATGGCCCGGGGGACGGGGACCGTCACCGTTAAGTTCCTGGGCGATGTCTCTGATCTGAAGAAAGCCACGGGGGAGGCGGAGTCGCGGCTGGGGAAGGTGGGAGGGGCCATCGGGGGGATGGCCAAGACGGCGGCCATGGTGGGTGGCCCCGCCCTGGTCGCTTTCGGGGCCCTGGCCGTCAAGATGGGTTCGGACGTCAACGAGTCCCTGTCGAAGGTCAACACCGTCTTCGGCCAGTCGGGGGCGGACATTGACGCCTGGGCGAAGAACGCGGCGGGGTCCATCGGCCTGTCCCGGGGGGCGGCCCTAGACGCCGCTGGCTCCTTCGGGAACATGTTCACCCAGCTTGGGATCGGGACCAAGCAGGCGGCCACCATGTCCAAGGGGATCGTCGGTCTGGCCGCCGACTTCGCCTCGTTCCACAACGCCGACATCTCCGAGGTGATCACCGCCCAGCAGGCGGCGTTCCGGGGGGAGTACGACTCCCTGCAACGGTTCCTTCCTCTCATCAACGCGGCGACGGTGGAGCAGCGGGCCCTGGCCATGACAGGCAAGGCCACCACCAAGGAGCTGACTGCCCAGGACAAGGCCCTGGCCGTCAATGCGCTCATGCAGGAGGGGGCGGGGGAGGCGGCCGGCGACTTCTCGAGGACCTCAGGGGGCCTCGCCAATCAGCTCCGGATCTTGAAGGCCCAGGGGGAGAACTTCGCCGCCTCGGTGGGGACCGTCCTCCTTCCCATCGTTATCGAGGGCCTCAGCCGATTCACCGAATGGGGTGGGATTCTCAAGGAGCAATTGACCCCGGCTTTCAAGGTTGTGGGTGGCGTGGTCGGGGATGC